CTGCAGAATCAGCAGAGTCATATATATTTCTCTTTATTGATACACTACCATTAATAGCTAATTTAAGTTGTCCATGTGTGGAATTATTAAGTCCAGAAATATAGGCAGTAGTATTTGGATTTGTTACTCCTACCCCAATTATACCATTAGAAGTAACAATAACAACATTATTTCCACGATTAATTTGAAGTTTTTCAACTGGATTTAGAGTTCCAATACCAACATTTCCAGAAAGGACTTTAACACTAGAATCAGGATCAGTTGGTGCAGATCCAGAAAGTATTTTAACATCTCCCTCAAAAATTGAATCTCCAACAATATCTAAAGTATCTCTAGGATTTGTAGTTCCTACTCCAAAAGTACCACTAACAATAGCTGTACCATCTATATCTAATAATTGCCTTGGTGAATTTCTTCCAATACCAATTCCCTGAACATGATTGGTATTAGCATAGAATAAAGTACCGCCAACACCAACCTTAAGGCTGTGTGCAAGTTCTAAATTATCAAAAGATAAATCTTCATTAATAGTTAAAGTATCATTAAATGTAGCAGGACCATTAAAAATAGATGTTCCATTTACAGTTAAATCATTAAGTACTGCATCTGAATTAGATGTTAAAAAAGTTCCAGTTCCACTACCACCAGAACCATCTCCAGTAACTTGTAATGCTCCATAAATATAAACATTCTCAAATATAGAATTTCCTGATTGACTAAAATCTACGTTAAATTGAGACATATCTATCGATTAAAAAATTTATCTACAATTCCAACTCCAAGAAACCCACCAGGACCAAGTGCTATACGAGCACCCCAACTAAGTCCTAATTTAGATGCCAGATTTCCACTTGAAGCATCTACTTGAATTCTAGTTGCATTTAATGTAATTTCTTCAGTCCCATGCATGGTTTGATCACCTATTTGAATTTTAGGTGCCTTCAGTACAATTTGTGTTGATGATTCAAGTACAATTTCCTCAATTGCTTTTATCCCAACTCTTGCCTTATCGGAAATGAGTTCAATATTTCCACCCCAAGAGACTAAACATAATCCAGTTTCATCTTTCTTACCTTTTGATCCGGCATTAATATAAAGATTACCTTCAGATTCTAGTCTAGTTTGATTAGATTCACAATGTGCTAATACAAATCCACACTTATCCTCATTAGTACCTTTAATGGCAAAAGCTTCAGTACCCCATTCACCAGATTCAGGACTATCAGTTTCAATATAAAGTTTAGGGCCAAATACTTCCTGTCTTCTTGCATCTTCTGCCATAATTAATCAACCCACACAATCTATGACTTGAACAACATCACCTTGAGGTCTTTTTCTAGACATTATAGGTTTCAAAATTGCTCCAACTCCAGTATCACTGTTAATATTTAGTTTAGGTAAATTATCATATGCTCTTCTATCTTCAAACTTAGTTTCATCAATTCTTCCATTTAATATTTCTAATTGAAAATCATCTAATGTATCACCATCTTTATACCCCTCACCTGGATCTTCAATAATAATTTTCTCTATGTATAGTGGTGGTTCTTCTTCAGCAGGATAATTATCACCCGTACATAACATAGTTATACTTGTAACCTGTCCATATGTAGGGGATAATTGATTAAAATCAATATGAGCTTTACCATATGCACCATATCCTTGTCCACAATTATCTTCAAATGTTACTATCGGATCACTTGTATATCCACTACCAGGATTTGTAATTTCAACACCAATAATACTTCCCACTTTTTGAGCACCTTTAAATATATCATCCATATCTAATTTATTAACAACACCCCCAAAAATTACTTTACCTGCAGCTCCAAAACCACCACCACCAAAAATCTCAACTTTTGGTAAACCACATTCAAGAGGATTTCCTGTATAACATGGATCTAATTCTGATGCCTCTAATAATGGTGTATTACCAAAAAGTGGCCATTTACCATACTCTTTTTCAAATTCATCTGCTTTATCTCTTGCCGCATCCGAAAGAGCAGTCTTATTACTACCATCAAAAATTTTTTTAAAACCTAACTTTTTATCGTTTGTAGAAGTACTCTTTTTAGTACCCATTCCCATTTTAATTACAGGAGCACACTTAGGTTTGGGAGGACTACAACTAAGAAAAGAATTTACCCCTTTTAAAACATCAATACCACCAGATAAAAAACCTTTAATATTATTTGAAATTCCCAATACTTTAGCAACAGGACCTAATAGTGGACCTGTCACAGCATCAATCATATTCTTAATTTTATTGGTAGCTGCTCCCACTATTTGTTGTACTGCACAGGCAGGAACCTTAACCATATTCTTAATTGTTGATGATATCAAATCACTAAAAACACCTTTTAAAGCTTTTCCAATTTTTGATCCTACACATCTAACACCATCAAATAATTTACTAATAGCTGGCATAACAGATGTCTGAATTGCAACAATCTCAGCTACTGCAGCAGGATATGGAAATCCTGCACCAACTTTCGCAAGTATTGCTGTTGCTATTTTATTAAAACCAGCACTAATAGATTTTTGTAAATAATCACCCAATGAACCAAGCATTTTATTAACAAAACCACCCATACTAGTACTTAATATATCTGATACTGCTTTAATTTCATTAGGTAAATTTAAAATTGCACTTCCAGGTCCAGTAATTTTATTAAAGAAATTATCTAACCTTAATTGCATCGAATCAAGAGTATTATCACTACAGGAATCAGCTCCTATAACTGAATCGCCATTAGTCTTACTATCAGGAACTTTTGTTTGAGAATTAACTTTAACAGTTTTATATTCTTTATTATTACCTGCTCCTCTAAAATCTGGATTGCTAGGCATAAATTCACCCTGAACATCTCCTATTTGTTCATTTTCATCTGATGTGTCACCAACATAATCAGTAAGATTTCCCTTATTATCCCTATTATAAAATTTTACTGAATTTATTTCTTCTTGTGTTATTTGAGTGTTACCAGTACCCGTTTTATCTTTTTCTGCATTTTTTGCTGCACGAAATGCATCAAAATCAGTAATACCATCTTCATCAATAAAATCACGTATATTTACATTTGATTCAGATTTACTACTTTTTTGTTGTGATGCACTATCACTATTAAATAAATTTGGATATGCTTTAGTATATCCCTTAGTAATCTTATTATCAACTCCATATTTTATTAAAGTTTCAACTACTTCAATTGAGTCTGAACTTGGGTTTTCTGGAGCTGATGTGTCTCCAGCATAATCAGTAAGATTTCCCTCTTCATCTCTATTATAAAATGTTACTGAATCTATTTGTTCTTGTTCCGTCATAATTATGTTTTTATTATTCTGTATATATTATTTATTCCTAAAATTTTAATTATACTTTATTCCAAGTACCATTGTTTTCAGCTGTTGCTTTAATAGTGTCTTTAACTGCATTTATACCCCTAGTTACTGCTTGTCCTTCCCAATAAGTTCTTGCTGTTGCATCTAGAACACCACCAGGACCTCCGATGTTGTTATCTCTATAAAAGTCACCTAACCAGTCATCAGTTGGAGGAGTAGTTAAATTCCAAGTACCTTCTGATTCAGCTGTTGTTTTAATAGTGGATTTAACTTCTTCTATAGTCTTAGTTGCTGCTTGATTTTCCCAATAATCTCTTGCTGTTGCGTTTAAAGAACCACCAACACCTCCGATGTTGTTATCTTTATAGAAGTCACCTAACCAGTCATCAGCAACATCTGCTGTTGCTGCATCTATTGGAGGAGTAGTTAAATTCCAAGTACGATTATTTTTAGCTATTCTTTCAATACTTTCTTTAACTTCATTTATAGTCCTAGTTACTGCTTGTCCTTCCCAATAAGTTCTTGCCCTTTCGTCTAGAACACCACCAGGACCTCCGATGTTATTATCTCTATAGAATTTACCTAACCAATCATCATCACCAATTACAGTTCCTGTACCTGCTGTATCTATTGGAGAAGTAATTAATTCTGGTTCTATGTATGGTAATTCATACCCCCTCGATGTAAATTGTTGCTTAGCCCAGTCCTCATTAACAGTTCCATCATCATTATATTTTGAGTATATTCTTTCAGTAGTTGACGGCGATGCATCACTAACAGTTTGTAGTTTTTGTATCATATCTGCTGCCTTTGTACTTGGATCAACATCTCCACCAAGATATTTTTCATATTGCTCATCCCATTGCTTACTTGTAATTATTCCATCATTATAAATTTTAATTTCTTCAATTGCTTCATTAAATAATTTTCTTTTAAGATTTTTTTCTGCAACAGTATTTGATTGTGATTTTAATTTAGTCCCTACTAGTTTTACACCAGTTTCTGGATCAGTATAAGTAAATTCTTCAGTTCCAATAACAGGTTCTGTAATTGTACCAACTTTATTTTGATTAGAATTTATACCCTGTTTCTTTAATTGTTCTGTAGGTGGTTTTCCTTTTTTAGAGTTAGATGGATTTATTCCTATAGGAAGATTAAGTCCTCTATTACCACTTGTTTCTCTATTACCTTGTTCTGATGTCTTATTCAATAAACTTTGTTTATTAAGACTTCCCACATAACCAGTTTTAGTATCAAATCTTCCAGTACCATCTGGTGCTGCAGTATCAGGTCTTGCTAAAACATGCAAAATAATAGGAGTTTGTCGTGCATCACCATCTAAAAACTTACCTAAAACAACATCTCCCTGAGATATTGCAGGATCTTTTTTTCTACCTCCTGCTCCACTTCCATCAGAAACTCCAAGAGCAACTAATGCATATGTAATTTCTTCATCTTTAATAGATCCTTGATGGGGATGATATCCCATAATTGCAACTCGATATCTATAACCCCATCCTGCACTACCATCAATTTGATCCTTTTGAGATTCATAAGATAAAACTCTACCTATCCATTCATTAGTAGATAAACCATAGAAATCAGTATTAGAATTAGCCATTTTTATTAATTACTTTTAGAAGAATGTAGTCCATAAGAATCTCTTATTAAAGTAAGAGAAGTCACAGATTTCTCAGGTTCAAAATAATGACACAGAGATTGTATAATATATTTTCCACTTTGTTTTTGATCTGGTCCTTGAGTCTTATTATCACCAATATACTCAACCAAGAGATTTATAGTATCACCTGCTTCCAAATTAGTATTACATGGAATTGTAATAACATGTTTTTGAGAAAATAATACATTATATCTAGCACTTGCTTCAGCAATATATTTTAGAGGATTATTATTTGGATTATTGCTTGATGTTTCAGCACCAATATTTACTATTGCAGTTTCAATTCTATGATGTTTATTACCAAATCTTAAATCATTATCAATAATTTTTGGTATACCTATATCACCTCCAAGTTTTGAAAATCTAGGATTTTTAATTAATTGATTATTATCTACAGTATTATCAATTTCGGTAAATGTATAAGTGGCAGGATTAAATATTATTGTTTTAATTCCATAAACACCAGATCTAATCTGATTTGTAAGATTTTGATCTTTTAATGTATTTAAAGATTGAACTTTATAGTCCATACCATCATCTTCTTTATAATATGATGATTGATTTGAACCATCATAATAATATGATTCGAAATATGGATTAGAATTAATCAAACTATCTATAGAAACAAATTTAAATCCACTTTTCGTTTCAAAGGCAAAATATCCAGGATTTGCCTGATTTGCTGGCATAGATTGTTTTGCCAACATAGCAATTAAATCAAAAGGCCTTTTGGACATACCTGCAAATGAATATGTATTACTAGTAGGTGTAACATTAACTTTAGAAAATTTTAATTCATTTTTTATAATTTTTTCTACAGATGATGAAATACTACCACTATAATGTTTCGTAATTCTCTTTGTATTATTAAGCCATCCTATTTTAGAAATAAAACGTATTTGAAGTGTCTCTGATGTAGAACTTTTATCTATTACTTGGACTTCATTAACATATAATCTTTGATATTCATCTTTTTTAGAAGAAAAATTTAACCCCTTTCCTATAACATCTTTAATTTTTATAAAAATCTCACATCCAATTTCTAATGGTAATGCACTATATAATGATCCACTTCTATTTTGAGTATCGGTTGTAGATTCTAATACATTACCAGTACTAGTAATAGTAAATACTCCAGAGATATAAGGAGATAATATATTCTCATAATAATGAAAATTAATAATCCTGAATTGGCCTGATGCAGCATCCACTTCAGTAAAACCATCTGCAGATTTAATTATAAACTGTTCATAAGTTGATCCTTGTATTGACATTATGATAACCCTCCTGTTGATCCTGCATGTGAATCTCTAATAGCAACAGATTGTAACATTTTAGTATTTTGACGTGCAGGATTTGTTTTATCAATAATAATAGGTTGTATAAGAGTCTTTACGAATGTATCCTCACCAATTAAATCAATATTTAAATCACCACTCTGGGATTTTTTACTAATACTAAAATTTAATTTATCTTTCTTCTCATTATCTAATATTTTAACAAGATTTATATTTGGTTTATCAGAATCTATAACACTATTCATCACACTTTTTGACTTATCTACCAATTCTCTTTTAGATGGTAATTGTTGTTCATTATTCTGTAATTGATTAGATTGCTCCATATTCAATAAAGCAACATTTTTATCCTCTTCTTCACCTTCTTCATTTATCTCTATATTATCTAAATCATTACCCAGATCATCCAAATCTTTTTGAATTGCCTTTGCATCTTTATCATGTTTATTCAATAAAGATGACATTTGTCCAAAATTAGGATTTCGAATAAAATCATAGAATTTTTTTGTCGATTCTGCTATATTCTTCCAAACTTTCATAGCACCTTTCCATATTGGAATCACAAATGCAAGACGTTTTTTTAATGTTGCTATAATTGCGGGTAATTTAGTTACAAGAAATCCAAGTAACAACCAACTAAAAGCTGTTACTATCCTATCCCATATAGATCTAGCAGTATCCTTTAATTTACCTAAGAATGGTATTTTTATTTTTGGTTTTTTTTCTATCTGTTTCTCTAATGAAATCCTTTTTTGATCCTCACCACCCTTACGTACCAAAGAAATTTTCTTCTTATCTAAAGTAATTAACTTCTTATTAGATCTAATTAAAAAACTTTTAATGTTAGTGACATTAAGTTTTATATTACTTGTTACTGAATTTTCCATTAATTATATATTCCTAACAGGTCTTTATATAATACATTATATTCATTACTAAAATCTTCTGATCCAACAAAAGGTACTGAATCTCCACCAACAGAAGATGATCCATCTATACTAGATGAAGAACCACCAGTTAAATCTATTGAATTGAGTACTTCTACAATATTATTATTAGATTTATCCTTAGTCAATCCACCAGTTAGTGCTCTTTTACTAGCACTATAACCTTCTTTAGCTATATAACTTCCAAGCATACCACCAATAATACCACCAAGAATTGGTATAGGAATCAATGCTTGTCCTGCAGCAAAACCACCCCACACTCCTGCAGCACCCGCAGCTGCTCTATCAACATCTTCTCCCATAGCCACATCTAGTCCAAAATTCACCAAAGGTATACCCTTACCTTTAAGAAAACCAAATTTTTTCATAAAAGGTTTTATTCCTTTCAACTTATGAATATTCTGTGCAAGGGGATTTCTAGTTGTAGTTGTCTTCCACTTAAAAAACCCACCTTTGGGTCGAGTTTGATAAGGATCATATCTATCATAAGTATTAACAAGTTTAGTATCAACCTTAGTTCCTTTTCTATAAAGATTACGAAACAATTTATTACCAGATGCCAATGTTGATGTACTACTACCACCACCAGAAGCACCTCCTCTCCTTCCAATCCCTGGAATACTTTTAAGTATTCTCCTTAATAGAAGAACAGTTCCTGCTAGTTTTAGTAGAACTTTTCCAATAATAGCCCCTACAACTATACCAGTAATAAGTTTCCAATGTTTCGTTATAAAATTAAAAGTTTTATCAATTTTCTCTGGATTATCTGACAACCATTTAAGAGCTTTATTAACTGCAAATCCTGCTGCCAACCATCCAAAAAATTCTAAAATTCGACTAAAAGTACCTTTTACAATATTAGTAATTGGTTTTGTAAAAGATCCAACAATGTTTGAGAAAAGTCCTCCTGATAAATTACTTCTTTTTACATTTTCATTTACTTTTTTTATTTTTTTTATATCTTTTTCTTCTTTTTGAATTCTATATGCAAAATCAATAGCTAATTGTTTTTGTATTTCTAAAAGAATATTATTAGTTTCTATTAATGTTCGTTCTGGTTTACTTTCAGGTTTTAATAGTGAACCATCAGTTAAACGCTTACCACGAAATATTGAAGAAGAAACAACAGTTTTTTTCAACTTCGATTTTATTAAAGGTGATTTAAAAATTGTTGAACTAAATGCCACTTTGTTGTTGTTGCTGTTTTAGATTTTCTTCTTCAATATATTGTTGGAGAAGTGAAACATATATTTCTCTTTCCCAAGGTATCATGTTTTCAAGCTCTGTTAAGCTATATTTATGGTGCTGCATGAGGGCAAAATTAGTTCGATAATAATTTTCCAAACTCTCATGAGCCATAGCTAACTGAAAAAAGACGCTAAACCCTCAATTACTACTTCACTCTCAACTTTGGTTTTAGGATTTTTAACTTTAACTGTATGAGATAATTTAGGCATCGTCTCAAAAAATTCCTCAATATCTTTGAATTGTTTAGAATTCATAGATTCTACAAAATCTTTTAATTCTTTTTTAGTACATTCCGAAGCATCCCAAGATTCTTCTTCATTATATACTTGGCCAATACAAGACATAATAACATCAAGAGATTGATCTACCTGACTTTTTGCATCATTAATATCAAAATTTGATTCAATAAATTGAGTTAAAGATGGATAATTCATTTGAATTGATAAATTATCATCTAATTTAATTATATTAGAATGTTTGTTCTCTTTTTTAACCTTAATCGTATCAATATCAATTTCTAATTGAACTTGTGTTTCACCATCATCAGGACAAGTCACATTAACTTCAACAGTTTCTCCAACAGATTTTCCACGAACATTTAAGAACAAATATTCAATATCAAAAGTTGCCATTTTATCAACTTTAATACCTCTTGTTATAACACAATCAGCAAGAACAGATTTTATTGCATTTGTAATCTGTTTTGTATCCTCAGATTCTAATGCCATAATTAAAATCTTTTCTTCTTTAACTAAAAAAGGTCTATATTTAACTTTTCTATTACTAGATGGCAATACCAACTCATAAGTAGGAGTCGCAATTTTTGGTAAAGGCATAATGTTTTTACACTTCAGTAAATTTATTTAGCAACTAAAATTAACTTATGCAATAATATATCTATCATATGCAAACTGAACAATAACTTTAAGAATATCTGCTCCACCATAGGATACAGGAATTGAATTCATTGCCTTTGGAAAAGAATTGATAAATTCATAAGTTATATAATTATCATAATCTCTTTCAAATTTACTAATACTTAAAATTCCAGATTTATATCCAAGATCACTACCACTATTCATTGGATAATTAAATCGTCTATAATAATTTCCCTCATCAGTTCTATTAATATTTTCTACATTATTATCTCCTGAAATATAATCCATCCACCCTTCAAAAAATTTAATAGTATTATAATTTTGATCCACATAAAAAGTAAAATCACTATCAAGATACATTCTTGTATGGGCAAATTGTTGAGTTATACCGTGATGATTATCCTTAACTTGTGCGGTTGCAAAAGAACTTGTTGGTAATGATGCATCAGCACACATTATTCCAATATTACCACCATTAGAATATTCTCTATCTACACCATAAAAATTTTCCAAATAATCTTTTAATTGTCCAGATATTCCAGAGATATTTACTTGATATTGATTATTCAAAGATAACTTACCAATATCTGTCTTGGTAAGAGTTTGCATCTTATATTTTGAAATAATTCCTGCCACTCTAAATATACTTATATTATTATTTCTATTTAGATGTCTTATAAGGGTCGATATCAACCAAATAATCCATTGAAGTATAAAGGTAACTTTAGAAACATCATATATCGTTCCTTGTGGGAATTAAAATTCATGAAATATTGTGATAGTAATCAAAATATTCTAGAATGGGGAAGTGAAGAAGTCTTTTTACCATATCGTTCTCCATTAGATAATAAAATTCATAGATATTTCCCAGATTTTTATATTAAAGTTAAAGAAAATACAGGAAAAATTAAAAAATATATCATTGAAGTAAAGCCCAAAAAACAATGCATTAAACCCAAACCTCAAAAGAAGAAAACAAGAAGTTATATTTACGAAGTCCGTGAATATGCAAAAAATCAGGCAAAATGGAAGGCAGCAAAAAACTATTGTCTTGATAGAGGATTAGAATTCAAAATATTAACCGAAGACGAATTAGGTATCACCAGATGACTTATAGTTATCCAACAGAAGATAAACATAATAGAATACGTTCCGTAGTTAATGGTATTATGGGAACCGAAGATCCTGATGATTTGATGATGGAATTAATGGAAGCTCTCAATAATACAGTAACACCTGTACCAGATGTGGGAAGATATTATGCATTTGTATATGCACCCAAAACACCTCTTATTCAGTATGATGCACACCCATTAGTTGCAGTCACTGATGTATTTCGATGGGGGTTCAAGGGACTTAACTATCATTGGGGTGAAATGAGACAATATACATGGCAAGAAGTAGTTGGCCAACTATATGAAATCTATTCCGATGAGATTGCGGATGCCAGAGAAATACCTTTTGGAAAAATACGTCTAAATAGTTAATAATTGTAAAATAGGTCGATAATGTCACGTCAATCACAAGCAAAAGCTAAGGCCGACAAAAGAAAATTACAAAAAGAAATAGAAAAAAGTCAAAAAAAATATGAACTTTTAAAACAGCAACATGGAAAATTTGCCAGTTGGCGACCTGAAGATGAGCACAATAGGGTTTGGCAAATAAAAAGTGGAGGTAGTAATGCAAAGTTACTTGAAGAAAAATTAAAAGCAGATATAAAGAAAAAAGTAGACGATAAACACGAGGATTCATTAAAAGAAGCACTAAATAAATTTCAAAGTCGTCGTGCTAAAAGTGGTGCATGGAGTAAATTACCCAGAAATTTAAGATATCCATATAGCAGCGTAGATGATACTCAAGATTTTTTGAAATTCTCTATTTTTGAATATAGAAGACAACAATTTGTAGCAAGAGATCAGACAGAATTAAAATCAAATTTATTAGGTAATATTATTTTACCAATTCCTGCTCAACTTGTTGATTCTAATACAACTGATTATGGACAAGGTAATATGAATTTTATGACTGAAGGTCTAATTCAATTTGGTAGTGAAGCAGTAAAGGGTGACGTGGAGGGAGCTATCAATAAAGCTAAAGGTTTAGTTGATGAAATGGTATCTCCTGATAGTAGAAATATGATAAAGAATTTCTTTGCAGCAAAAGCAGTTGGTGCTCTTACAGGAGCGAATATAGATTTAAATGAGTTAATGGCAAGAAGTAGTGGAACAGTATTGAATCCAAACATGGAGTTATTGTTTAAAGGACCAACACTAAGAAGTTTTAATTATCAATTTAAACTCACACCAAGATTTAAAGAAGAAGCACAAGTTATTAGAACTATAATAAAAGCATTTAAAAGAAATATGGCTCCAAAAGGTGCAGGAGGAAATTTTCTAAAAACACCAAATATATTTGAAATTCAATATGTTGGAAAGGCAAGAGATTATTTAAATAGAATGAAATTATGTGCTTTACAAAATGTCAGTGTAAACTATACAGGTGAAGGAAATTGGGCGACATACCAAGATGGCTCACCAATTTCAATGCTACTAACACTTTCATTTACAGAAGTCATGCCAATTTACAATGAAGATTATGCGGGTTATGATGATGATTCAGACGGAGTAGGTTACTAAAATGGGATATTTCAGAGAACTACCAGATGTAGAATATCAAAATTTTCTGTCAGACAGTATTTCCTCTCAAAGTTACTTAAGAGTTAAAAATTTATTCAGAAGAAATAAATTAAGAGACGATTTACAAAACAATTTTACTGTCTTTGATAAATATGAAATAATGGATGGTGCTCGACCAGATACGATTGCGGAAGAAATTTATGGAGATTCTCAATTAGATTGGGTTGTTCTTATAACTGCTGGTATTATTAATGTAAGAGATGAATGGCCATTATCTGATAGAGAATTATATGATTATTCGTATAATATTCATGGTGAAAATTTAACTAATGTTCATCATTATGAAACTACAGAGGTTAAAGATTCTACAGAAGTATCTGGTATAGAAATGAACCGACTCATTCTACCTAAAGGTAAAGTGGTAGATAAAGATTTTAAAATCCCAAAACCAGGTGAAGTTGGAAATGGAACTGCAACAGAATTAAATCCAGTAAAAGGCATTACTAATTGGGAATATGAAGTTATTAAAAATAATAAAAAAAGAACTGTATATTTACTTAAAAAAGGGTATTTGCAACAATTCTTAAATGATATGAGAGATATTATGGTGTATCAACAATCCTCCGAACGTGTGAATGATAAATTAATTAAAACTGAGAATACTAGAATTACATTATCATAAAAAAACCCCCTTAAAGGGGGTTTTCTACTATGCATCATTCTGCCAATTTAGCAAAATATGATAATGCATCATCTTCATCTTCTGCAACATGAACATTGGTTCCTGCACCACCAGCAGCAACAGCAGATGTAACTAGTTCCTCTGCAGAACCACGATCATCATCTTCATCAACAGTTTCCGCATCTTGACGAACTGTAGTCTTGTTACCAAGAACATAACCAAGACGCTTCTTCAAATCTTCATAAGACTTGAACTGATCAGTACCAACAAACTCTTGAAGAGAATTTTCTTTCTTCCAGAGTCCTTCTAGTGCATCATCGTCATCCAATAATGGAGTGACAGCAGTAAACTCAGAAGAGTCATAGTTACGATAACCAGCAACATTCTTTGCTTTCAACTTGAAGTTGGCACCTTGCCAGAAATCAAATGGATCAATTGCTTCCTCATCCTCAAACTCAGGTTGCATTGCTGCAGTTAGTTTATCAAAGATTTTCTTACCATACTTATATAAGAATACTTTACCTTCGTTCTCAGGATTTGCTGGATCCTTAACGACATAGATGTTACTGATGTATGTAAGTTTACGCTTCTGCTTACGAGCAGCATCTTTACCAGCATCTGTGCCATTGTTCCAGAGAGTAGTATTAAACTCGGAAACAGGATCCTTTTGACCAAGAGTAGTCAAAGAATTTTCGATGTACCAACCACCAGGCCCTTGGAAGGCATGAGAGTATAGTTTAACAAATGGTAGATCCTCACCATTGGGAGCAGGTAGAAAACGGATAACGGCATAACCATTACCTGATTTATCAACCTCTAATTTCCACAAACGGTCATCACCATTACCGTTAGTGTTATTCATTTTTTCGACTTCTTTTACAAGTTTTTGTGTAAGAGAGCCTAGTTTTGATTGCTTTTTAAGATTAGCAAACGACATTTAAGTTACCTCGGATTAATTTGGATTTAATTGGATTTGGTTTTATTATAACAAAGAATATATTAAAAGTCAATAGATTTTTCAAGTGTATTGATAGTATCATTCATACCATCAAATAGTATATTCATATCAGTTCCTTCTGGAAAACCCAGTACCGTAACTGATTGCTCTATTTGAGATTTTAACTCAAGAGCTTTTGGATCTTCTGAAAGAGCTAATCTAGTATACATAATCTTTTGTTTATCTAATAATATTTTCAAACTTTCAATATGTTCCAATCTTTCTTCACGAGATAATGATGGAAAATCAAAAGCATTTCCATAAATTTCTTGTTGAAGTTTATTAATTTCCTCCAGTTCTTCCTGGACGATTTCAGAATCAAAAAAGTCACTCATTTATCAAGTCTCGTAGAATTTTTTTATATTGGAATATATTAATATTTAGGAAGGGTATATACTTCTTAATCTTTAAACTGACGGATTCCCACACTGGATCGGTAAGTTTTTTATCGAATTTTTTTACGAAAGAAAAGACTTTTTCCAGTATTATAAATGTCTCCAAGCTTATTTCTCCACCCAGATATTTTTTCAATACTGGAGGATGGCCTTTCGAGCAATCGAATACTTCGTTCAAGTTTTTGTTGAATAACAATTCGTTGCTTTGTTCTTTGAACAAGTAAGTCAAACTCTGTTTTCTTTTCATCCATTGTGAATAGTTCCTTTCTCCTGAATTAATAATTTCACCAATCCATAAATTTTGTGGATTGTCTGTTGATACAAAATTTGCTAAAAGAAAGTTTAGCACTTCTTCATCAGAATACTTCCTAGAAGTTTTCTCAAACCAATACTTATCCTTTCGTTTATTAAAGGATGCCATAGTGGCTCTTGATTTACCTCCATACTTAAAAAAGTCATATTTACGATTGGTAA